GCGCTATATACACTTATCGGGGGATCAACCCCGTCCAGCTTCCCGAAATTAGGGATGCAAAAGGGCGGGCATTACACCCAAACCCCGAGAGTCGGCCAATGATAGGCCAACTCCCTTCGTTTCTTCATTTTCGTTGTGTTCCTATGGATAGCGTAACCGAGCGAAGGCTCGGTTGCGCGACCTGCGGTAAACAACGCGAAACGAAGCATGGCGTCAGGATCAGTCATGGCGTACTTGATGGGTAAAGCGCAAAGTCTGGAAAAGAACCAGCCTTGCACCCAACCATCGGCACGAAGCGGTGGGGGACAAGCCTCTTCGAAAGAAGAGACGAACCCGCCATCGCCCCAGCCTAACGGTATGCGAAATGCATACTGTTTGGGCACGCTACTTCTGAGCCAAGCTAACAAGGAACGAAACCGAGAGTCCCTCAAGTCAGTCAAAGGGAGAAAACTTCGACTGGCAAGAGCGGCTATTTGGTTATGGACCTTGAAAGCAACATCAAGCCTCCTTACCTCCTCACGGAGGTAGAAGGGCTGGACGTCTACGCCATCGTAGTAGTCTTTGCCGCAACTCTCTCTGAACGGCCCCGAAGCAAAGCTCTTTCGAGCATTGATTTCGAAACCAAACAAGGAGAGAAGCGTACCCAGTGCTCTGTAGGCACCAGTGGGGACAATAATATCATCCCCATAGACTGCCACGTCCGACTGCGAAACCCCCGAAAGTTCACAACTATATCTTGCAAAAGCAAGAAACAGCAGGGACTGTAAGGGGAAGGTAAAACCGTTACCCATAGAAGAAAACTTATGGAAAACATAAGTTTTCCCATCTAAGGAATAGCGGTGTGACCTCGCAGCGTCAAGAAGGATATACCATGGATGCGGGAGTAAATACATCACAGCAGCCTGACTGATTAGGTCAGATGCAGATGACATATCGACCGTAGCAACATCCCCATGGATAGAGCCTTGACGGGATAGACGTTGATTGCGGGATTGATCCCTCAAGTCAACGCCGGCTCTAAGCAAGGACCTAGTCATATAGTTGCCGATCCCAAGCTGAACAAAAATGTTCAAATCGGGTTCGATGGCTATCGGACGATCGGTCTTTGCATTCTTCGGAACGAAGGTGACTTTACTACCTGGGACAATCTCATATGACCGAGGAAACCTCGGAAATATGCGATTAAGAACAGGTATGAAGTCAACTGCCTCACGCGTAGTATGAAGAGACTCTCGAAACTTCTCATACGCCGAGGTCTTTGTCCCGGCCACTCTAGTGGTGGCTCCAGGTCCAAAGGTACAGTGCAGAAGAGTCGACGCGGTAGGTAACTCCCGGAGTACATTCGCAATTTTTCCCGTTATAACGTGACAAATGTCACGAAACGGAATCTTAGTATCAGGCAACAGCCCGGTAACAAGATCGTTGCTAGCGTACAGAAGGGATAACCTATCGTTAGACTCAGCGCACTTTCGTTCGCACTCGAAGAATTTCTCGAGGGCAACCGCCCGAGTGTCAATCCCGGTCTGGAGGCCGGTATATTTACTGAGGAGTTTAACCGCAAGATAATCGTTACGAAACTGCTCGGGCGTGACATAGTCACGCTCAAGCAGCTCCATTTCGAGTATAGAGCGGTGCTCCCCGTATTTATATCGGAGCCAGACCGAGAGGGACACAGGGGTGTCCAAAGCTTCTAAGAAGCCTTGGATCGTACCTGAGGATAAAGGCCTTAGGCCTCGTGCAAATGACTTAGTCATCTACAACCTCCTGTAAATTAAGGGCTTACATTATGTAAGAGCTTAATCATGAGAGAGAAGATCAGGACTAACCACATCGAAAAACAACTCGACGTGATAGGGTCCTGGCCGCACTGGAAAAGAAAATCCAGCACGACATTCTCAATACGGCATCTCAAAGTTCTCGACGAGCAAAGTCGCTTCAGACTTCGCCAGCAAGTTCTTCAGATACGCAAAGAGATTCTTCCGCTCAGCCAATGTAGATCTGGTAGGAAATACCATATCCACAACAGCCAGGCAGTCGTAGGCACGAGTCGGGGCCGGCTGGATGCCCGTCGCCGTTGAAGGCGACGTTTGCTCCAGAGTCGGGACCACGACCTTGATCGTCTCCTTGTAAGCATCGGAGCCCTGTGTAGGGCCACGAAGTCCAAGGGAGATACGACCAAAACCAGCGACAATCCCACCGGACCTGTCATGAAACTCAGACAGGGACGATGTGACGATAGCTGGGGCGAAAGTGTGGTTCACGGGAACAGCTTCCCCGTTAGCCAACACAATAGATGCTACAGCGGCCATTATGGCCTCCTTAAGCGGAAAGTATATGCGTCATGCATATACGGTGAAACACTACCCCATGAAATCACGGGATAGTTTTGAACCCACGCTATAATCGAAGTCGAGAATTCGACGGAGACTATAGCCTCTTAAGGTTGGCACTAAAGAGGGCGATTGCGTTGACAATGTGCGTTGAAGAGAAGGGGCTTCGTAGACGAGGCGGATCAACACTGGGGAAACTCGTAAGAATTCCCCGAGTGAAAGATACGTCCTCGAATATGTCCACCCCTCCACTCAACGTCTTGTTCGCATTCGCCGGACCAGAGGGCCAACGAAAAGAAGTTTCAACTCTCGTCCGTTTTATCGTAGACGTAAAGCCCCTCACGAATGAGAGGCCCTGCGTTGCAGACAAGTTACGGAAGAAGTCGCCAACTGGCAAAAACCAGTCAACGACGAAGCTGAAAGGAATAAGCTCCCAAGCTAAGCTTAGTGGATCGCTTAGGCCTGTGTTACGTAGCGAGGCTATAGTGCTCGAACTTAGAGAGAAATCAAGTTGCGTTTTAGACAAACTTGAAATCCTATAAAATTCGAGACGCTCTAACCCCGACATGCCTTGTGTACGGTTGCCAGAAATTTCTGAACGACCGTTTCCAGTGACGCGGAAGAATGACCCGAAATTAGTACGTGAGGTTGCCCCAGATAACGAATTGTAAATATCGCTATAAAGGGGCTTCCACCCGTATTGATACTCGAGCCATAATTTCGCGGCATCGGAGCCACGAGGCCTACGTAGGACACGACGTGCGTCACGAGACGTCACGGCAAGTGCAGAAAGGACCATTTTAGGGTCCGCCCTGTAGATACCGAGAGCCGCGCGACTAAGTCGCGCAAGTACTAACAGAGTAGACCGATAGGTCTGCCCGATCTCAGCGAGATTCACAGCCCAATTAGCGCTTTGGTCCATTGCGCGCAAGCGCGCGGAACTATTCGCTTTAGACTGTGAATCGTCAACAAATGGGATCGAGTTATATCGACCACCCTCAGAGCCCACGTATTTCCACACAGTCCCTGTGTAAGGAACTGGCGAATTACTAGGGTTGAGGATTTTCTTTATACCTCTGTTGGACTTGCGTAAAGACATAGTGTATGGATTCAACGGGATAGGCCGTACATTTGGCCATCCCGGAGTTCTAGTCCAAGTTGCAGTTCGGAAATACGCTTCGCCCTGAGAAAACCCTGAACCTCCTGTACCAGGAAGGTTCGTATAGGGAAGATTCTCAAAACGTTGTGTAGAACTCGACGGCATTTGAACAGAACTCCTTTGAAAGTTGGATCCACGCGCTAGGTGCTTATGCACCACCATCATTATGATAAATAATGGTGGCCAGTAGCCGCCCTGAAAGGGGC